TTAGCAGGTTCATCATTTAAAAAAGTTTACTATGATGAAGTTGAACAACAAGCTGTTTCTAAGTTTGTTCCTGCAGATGATTTGATTGTTCCGTACACGGCTACCTCATTAGACGATGCGGAAGCAATCATCCATCGAGTTCAAATTTCTGAAAACGATTTAAGAAAACAACAAGTAGGTGGTTTCTATAGAGACATAGAATTAAAACCAGGATTATTAAATGAAACAGATGTTCAAAGAAAAGAACGTGAACTAGAAGGCCAATCAAAAGGTCGTGAAGAAGATGTATTTAATATTTTAGAGTGTCACGTTAATTTAGATTTAGAAGGTTACCAAGATATTAATCCTGAAGATGGTGAGCCAACAGGAATTAAATTACCTTACGTTGTAACGATTGAAGAAAATTCTAGAGAAATTTTATCTATCAGAAGAAATTATGAAGTAGGTGATCCAAAGAAAAAGAAAATACAATACTTTGTACATTTCAAATTTTTACCAGGTTTAGGTTTTTATGGTTTTGGTTTAATTCATATGATTGGTGGATTATCTAGAACTGCAACAACAGCACTAAGACAATTATTAGATGCTGGAACATTATCAAACTTACCTGCTGGATTTAAACAGCGAGGAATAAGAATTAGGGACGACGCACAGTCTATTCAACCTGGCGAATTTAGAGATGTCGACGCACCAGGAGGAAATATACGTGACGCATTTATGATGCTTCCATTTAAGGAGCCGTCTCAAACACTCTTAGCACTTATGGGCGTCGTAGTACAAGCAGGTCAGCGTTTCGCATCTATAGCTGATCTACAAGTAGGTGAGGGTAATCAACAAGCCGCAGTGGGTACGACAGTTGCGTTGCTTGAAAGAGGATCAAGGACAATGTCGGCGATCCACAAAAGAATTTATGCTTCACTTAAAAATGAATTTAAGTTAATGGCTAGAGTTTTTAAACTTTATCTACCACAAGAATATCCTTATGATGTTGTTGGCGGTCAAAGACTAATTAAACAAACAGACTTTGACGACAGAGTAGATATCCTGCCAGTTGCAGATCCTAATATATTTTCTCAAACACAGCGTATTTCCCTTGCGCAAACGGAATTGCAACTGGCCACATCTAATCCAATGATTCACAATCAATATCAAGTTTATAGAAATATGTATGAAGCATTAGGTGTTAAAGACATTGATAAAATTTTAATTCGACCACAACCCCCTACACCAAAGGACCCTGCGTTAGAACACATTGATGCTCTCGCAGGGAAGCCGTTCCAAGCGTTTCCTGGTCAAGATCATAGAGCACACATTACGGCTCATTTAAATTTTATGGCAACTAATATGGCAAGAAATAATCCTGTCATTATGGCTGCCTTAGAAAAAAATTGTTTTGAACACATTTCGTTAATGGCTCAAGAACAAATTGAAGTAGAATTTAAAAATGAACTTCAACAATTAATGGCTATGCAACAAAATCAACAAGCAATGATAAATCCACAAATTCAAATGCAAGTTAAAATGTTAACTGAAAAAATTGAAGCAAGAAAAGCACAACTTATTGCTGATATGATGGGTGAATTTATGGATGAAGAGAAAAAAATTACTTCACAATTTGATAATGATCCAATTGCTAAATTAAGATCAAGAGAATTAGACCTACAAGCACAAGAAAATGCTAGAAAACGTGCTGAAGGTGAAGATAGAATGAACTTAGATCGTATGAAAGCGATGATGAATCAAGCAACAACTCAACAAAAACTTGATCAGAACGAAGAATTAGCAAATTTACGTGCTGATACTTCAATTCAAAAAACAATTTTATCTAAAACAATACCAAATCCAGGAAAAGGAGGATTCTGATGAGAAAAAAGATGACAAAATCAGATAAAAAAGTTAAAACTGTAATGAAAGAGTTCAAAAAAGGTGAACTCAACATAGGTAAAAGCAAAAAGAAGGTGAAAAGCCGTAAACAAGCAATTGCGATTGCACTTTCTAAAGCAGGTAAAAGTAAAAAAGGCTAATATGAAAAAACAAAATAAAAAATCAGTTAAAGTTGAGCACAAAATGCCAGTTGAAGTTGAGATGACTAAGCCAAATGAATCTCAAAAAGATATGGTTAAAGGTCAAGGCAAGATTTTAGCTGAGAAAAAAAGATCAGCAACTTGGTATTAGTATGATTCCATGGGGATTATTCGGTTCAGGAATAAAAGCTGGACTAGAGATTTACAAAAATAAAAAAGCAGCTGACGTTGCAATGTCGGAAGCTAAACTCCTGCACATAGAAAAAATGAAGCGGGGAGAAATTGAGTATACTGGAAAAATTCAAGATGCTCAGAAAAACGACTGGAAGGACGAATTTGTACTTTTAGTACTGACATCGCCGCTGGCAATTTTATTTTATTCTGTATTTGCTGAAGACGAAAAAATGCAAGCCAAACTTGATTTGTATTTTACTAAACTGCAAGAGATGCCATGGTGGATTGTCAGCTTATGGGTTTCAGTCGTAGCTGCGATTTACGGAATCAAGGCAACTGATTTAATAAAAACAAACGGGAGTAAAAAATAATGTCAAATAGAAGATGGAACACGCAAAACATACCTGCTAAAATGAAAGTTAGTCGGGTAAAAAGAAAAGATGGTTCTCCAAAAGGAGGAGAAAACATTAAGAAAAAATACAAAGGTTTCAGTAAACTACCTGAAAGTGTTCAAAGAAAAATTAATAAAAAACTAGCGGCTAAAGTATAATGGCAAAACTTTGTGCAAGAGGAAAAGCAGCAGCAAAGCGTAAATTTAAAGTTTACCCTTCAGCATATGCTAATATGTATGCCTCTGCAGTTTGCTCTGGGAAAGTAACACCAGGCGGAAGAAAAAACAAAGCAATGGGCGGATCCATAAATTCAGTTTCTCAAGAGAGAAAAACTAGATCCAATTACAACCAAGGCGGAGTTGCAAAAGGTTGTGGTGGAGTAATGAACAATAGAAGAAAAGTAACTAAGAAATATTAATATGGCTGACAAAAATAAATTTTCTAAAAGCCCAAAAAATAAAAAAGGATTTAAATTTACAGGTCTTGAACCTAAAATGGAATACAAAGGTAACCCTTACGAATCTATAAAGGATACTGACACTGAAGTAGATATGAAGGATATGGCTGTTGTATTTAGCAAAGATGATGATGATGGATTTACTGATATTTTAATTGGGCCTAAAAGAGCAGGCATAAGAATTAAAAAGAAATTTTCTAAAGGTGGTTTAGTTAGACAAGGTAAACCTAAACTAACAAAAAAAGGATGGAAATAATATGGCTCAAGGAGGTTTAAGAAAATGGGTACAAGAGAAATGGGTAGACATAGGAGCACCGAAGAAGAACGGCAAATATCAACCTTGCGGTCGATCGAAGGGGAGCAAAAGAAAATATCCAAAATGCGTACCACTTGCCAAAGCCACACGAATGACAAGTTCGCAAAAGGCGAGTGCTGTCAGACGAAAAAGACAAGCAGGAAATAAAGGACCTAAACCAACTAACGTAAAAACATTTGTATGAGAAAATATTTTAAAAATGGAAGTACACCAGCGTGGACAAGAAAAGAAGGTAAATCAGCTTCAGGCGGTTTGAATAGAAAAGGAATTGCATCTTATAGAAGAGCAAATCCTGGTTCAAAACTTTCAATGGCCGTTACTACCAAGCCATCGAAATTAAAAAAAGGTAGCAAAGCAGCAAACAGAAGAAAGTCTTTCTGTGCCCGAATGACTGGGATGAAAAAGAGATTAACTTCTGCAAAAACAGCAAGAGATCCAAATTCTAGAATTAATAAATCTTTAAGAAAATGGAATTGCTAAAGGAGATAAATGCAAGACTTAGAAATAATAGCTAAAATACAGAAACAGTTAAAACAATTATATCAAAATGTTGGTGACTCTATGATGAGTGGAGGCGTTGACAATATGGAAAAATACAAGTATATGTTAGGACAGGCACATGCCTACCAATATATTTCACAGGAAATCTCTAACCTGCTAAACACAAAGGAGCAAAAAGATGAGCAAGGAACAATTATCGACTTTGGAAAAGGAAATTCCAAAACATAAAAACGCACTAGAAGAAAAATACCAATCAACAAAAGTTAAAAGATTAGATGAAAACAACATAAATGATGTTGTTGATCAATTACCAAATCCATCGGGTTGGAGAATGTTAGTATTACCATTTACTCCAAAAGAAAAAACAAAAGGTGGAATTATATTTTCTCAAGAATCTTTAGATAAAGCAAGAATCGCAACTAATTGTGGTTATGTTTTAAAGATGGGACCTCTTTGTTATCAAGACAAAGAAAAATTTCCAACAGGTCCTTGGTGTAAACAAAAAGATTGGGTGATCTTTGCAAGGTATGCTGGATCACGATTACCAATAGAAGGCGGAGAAGTTCGTCTTCTTAACGACGATGAGGTTTTGGGTACTGTTAATGATCCAGAATCTGTATTGCATTACATTTAACATAGGAGGAAACTATGCAAGAACAAGAAGAAAACAAAAAAGAAGTTCCTATGGTGGATATTGATACTTCAGGACCCGGTGCTGATATTGAATTACCAGAGGAAAAAGAAAAAGAGAAAGTTGAGGTACAAGATGAAACTATTACTGACGATAGTAAGTCCGATGACACATCTCAGAAATCTGATGAGCAGTTGGATGTTCAAGACAACAAGGATGAAGAAAAACAGGTGGAAGAAAAACCTGAGGATAAAAAAAATGAACTAGAAAGTTATTCTAAAGATGTTCAAAGAAGAATAGCAAAGTTAACTAAAAAATGGAGAGAAGCAGAGAGACAAAAAGACGAAGCATTGTCATATGCTAAACTTCAATTAACTGAAAAAGAAAAACTAGAAAAAAGATATTCTTCCGTTGAACAAGCAGGAGTTAAGGATAGAGAAGCAAAAATCAAATCAGGTTTAGAGGCTGCACAAGCAAGGCTTCTAGCTGCTCGAAACGACTCTGACTTTAAAGCCGAAGTTGAAGCACAAAAAGAAATTGCTAGACTTGGTTATGAAGAAGCAAGACTTGAAGAATATAAATCTATGGCTCAAGCTAAAACTAGTACTGAGCCTAAAAAAGACATTAATTTAAGCAGAACAGAGCAACAAGTTTCGCCTGATCCAATGGCGGAAGCATGGGCTGCAAGAAATAAATGGTTCGGAACTGATACAGCAATGACGTATACAGCGTTCGATTTACATAAAAAATTAGTAGATGATGAAGGTTATGACCCTCAATCTGATGAATATTATGCTGAAATTGATAAAAGAATAAGACTTGATTTTCCGCATAAATTTGCTAATAATGATAGTAAGGTTCAAAATTCGACCAAACCTACACAAATAGTAGCTTCAGCGAAGCGAAGTGTGAACAACCCTGGTCGCAAAACTGTGAGACTCACCCCTTCTCAAGTTGCTATCGCTAAAAAATTAGGAGTGCCATTGGAAGAATATGCGAAACAATTAAAAATCACGAAGGAGGTATAAGCATATGGAAAAAGATAAATTAAAAACTTCTCGTGCGAGTCAGTCTAGAGTTTCTGATAAGAGACCTACAACTTGGACTCCACCATCAAGTTTAGATGCACCACCTGCGCCTGACGGATTCAGACACAGATGGATAAGAACAGAGGTATTAGGATTTGACGATACTAAAAACATGTCAGGTAAATTTAGATCTGGCTGGGAATTAGTTAGAGCAGATGAATATCCTGATCACTCTTATCCACAAGTGGCAGAAGGTAAATACGCAGGAGTCATCGGAGTTGGCGGCCTTGTGCTGGCAAGGATACCAGAAGAGATCGCAAAAGCTCGAGAAGCCTATTTTGCACAACAAACTAGGGATCGAGACGAAGCAGTTAACAACGATCTTATGAAGGAGCAGCATAGTAGTATGCCAATCAATAGTGAGAGGCAGACTCGTGTAACTTTCGGTGGTACAAAGAAAAGTTAATTTTTTAACGATTCGAGGTTTAATCCCTACCATTGAATTAACATTAACCGTAAAACTATTTAGTTAGTTTTACAAAAGGAGAAAAAATATGGCAAACCAAGACGCTGCTTTCGGATTGAAAGCAATCGGCAAAGTTGGTCAGAATAAAGATAACCAAGGTTTATCTGAATACAGTATTGCTGCAAGTTCATCTGCGATCTATCAAAACGATCCAGTGAAAACTGCGGGCGGTTACTTACTAGTAGCTGGCGCTGGTGATACTTTAAGAGGAGTACTAAATGGTGTCTTTTACACTGATGCTTCTTCAAGCAAACCAACTTGGGCAAACCATCTTGAGGCTTCAAACACTGCGACTGACATTGTCGGTTTCGTAGCGGATGATCCTTATGAAAGGTTTGAAATCCAATCAAATAATAGTGGAGCTTCTGCTGTAACAGACGTAGGTAAAACTGCGGATCTAGTTTACGCAGCTGGTTCTTCACCAAACTATGTGTCTAAAGTTGAGTTAAATGACTCTACTCTTAACACGACTGCACAACAATTAAAGATCATGGGAATCTCAAAAGATCCAGATAATAACGATGTAGCTTCTGCTAACGTTAACTGGGTTGTAATGATCGGTGAACATGAACTAGTTGTAGCAACAGGAACGTAATAGGAGAATAAATTATGGCAATATCA